CCCGTCCTGGTTGCGCGGCTCTGGGCTCTGCGCATAATGGAGGGCGAATGAGTTCCTCGACCGATTTGGCGGAAGCCAGCCACTCATTGAACTGACTTCTGTCGAATTCTGCAAAGAGTGCAGTGAATTCCACATCCATCCATCCCTCAACATTGCGATTGGGGTATTGAACGGACTCGTCGAAACGAGCCCACCAATTACCGACTCCAAGTAATGATTGGGGGCGATAGGATGAGAGCAATAACACGCACTTGCAGAAAGCTCCAAGAACGGGAGTGTTTCCATCGGTAGCCACATATGACATGGCCTTCTCAACCAGCTTTTGTTCAGGCTTGACGTTTTCAGGCAAGCGAACCGTTGTGTGGAACTTCGAGAGCTGTCTCTTGACATCGCACATACTATTAACATCACCATACCAGACGTTTGGTGAATAGTAGCGTGCCAAGAAGTTGACTCCTCGAAACCCTCTTTGTACAACAGAGGCTTCCAAGACCAGTCCGACACGATCGGCTGCCCATTGATGACTGGCAATGCTGAGGTTAGCATCGACACCGTCGTCACCAAGGTGTATTCCGATCGAGGCGAAGGCTTCCTCCGGCGAATTGTATCGTCCAGAGGAATGGCGTTGGTTCCTGAAGGCAAGGTAAGCTGTGAAGGACGCGCGCAGCGTTTGGAAGAGGCTGGTGGCACTACATCCTGATCCATGTGAAGGTCCTTGGTTGAAGGTTGTTCCCTGGGGCAAATATCCGGTATTGTCGACATTTGTCTTGAGAAGTTCATTCAATTTCGCGCGGTGATTTGCAAAGGCCTTCATGCAAATCGCCCGATCAACCTGGCGAAGAGTGTAGGTGATTGTTCCATCCATCCGATGATAGTCAGAGATGTTGACGAACTCTGCGTCTAGGCATATCTCTCCCATTCGGTTGGCAATCTCCAACGGATTCTTGCCGGGGCCATACCACGGAAACTTCTTGCAGTGAGCTGCCAGAGCAAGGGAAAATTGCGCCATGTCTAATTTGTCTCCATCATTGTAAGTAGAGATGTTACGCGGATCAGCGATCTTCGCATAAGCTTCTGCTTTGATGAAGCATTTTAGAACTTTGGCTCGAAACCATCCCATGACGGCTGCTTTGGCTAAAGAAAGTTTCTGGGCAGCGCTCGTTTGCCTTGAGGCCACCTCCTCATAGCAAACGGGTTCCAGGACCTCGCCCTGCATGATGAGCTCCACAAACTCATCGATGCACCGGTCACGAAACTTGCAAGGTTTTGGCTCGGGTCTGCGGAGTGACTTAATTCGTCCCTCAACGCATTGCTCCTCGCCAGCCTTGTTCGCAATTGGAGCGAACGCTTCGTGCACCAAAGGTGACATGAATGCCTGTAGCTTGGGTTTCGCTTCCTGGTCGTAATCAGCGGGAGCGTATTGGTACGCTCGGACCGCTTTTGCGACTGGGAATACGGTCAACGGGCTGCGCTTTACTGTGGCACGGTGAAACCGTGTCAGGATGACGGCAGCAGCCTTGTCATCTTTGATCCAACTGGCTGTGGTTGGCATCATAAGATTAGTTGTTCCGAGTTTGGCGACATTTGCTATTGCCTCATCAACCGCGACCGGCACCGTAGCGCTCGAAAATGTTCCAGCCACAGACGTGGTGACCAAAGTTTGGCCATCAGGTTGTGTCACATTGAACCTGATGAAAGGTACATCATCAGTTCGAACGACGGGGTCAAAGCGGGAGAGGCTGGGTGTCTCCATGAGCAGCATGGCTAGCCAGCATCCTAGGCCCAGGAATTCCTTCATGGGCGCTAGCAACACAAGTTGGCGGTTAGTGCCTACTTGCTTGCGCTCAACTGAATAAGCGATGGATTTCCATGGAATTCCAAGGAAACGCTTAGTCACCAAGACCGAGTCCATGCCATAGTTCCAGAGATGGTGGTGGTACATTCCGCCACCTGCCACCACAGTTTGTAGTGAACCATCCTCCATGAATCGGTAGGACGTATTGTCCACTGCAGTCTGGGCAGCTTGCTCGGGCACCATGGTATATAGGACCACAGGCTTGGCTTCTCTTGCGAGAAGGTTGGGCATGTCGACATAATAGTCGACATCACAAAGATACTGGATGTCGTCATGCTTTGGCTCGTCATTGCGATTCTCAGCATTGGCATCCTTGCACCAGAACCACTGGCGAGATCCACGGTAACTCTTTCTTTGATCGGAACGAGACATTCCGATGATGAACACGGAAGCTCCAGTGAACTGTCCCATGTTCATCACAAAGTGGGTTGCGGCGGTTCTCAAGCCGGCGGCTTGGGCGTGCGTGTGACCGACCACTGCTACTGGTGGGTCCACGACTAGTGAACTGAAGGCGTCTCGAGCAAGGTCCGACTCAATGGCGGGCTTGCGAGCGCACAGTTCGCATAGAGAAGAGGCGAGTCCTCGCACTGCT